GGTAGAGGAACCTTTTGGGCTTCCTTCTCAGCAACCTTGAACTCCTCGTTGTGCGTGAAGAACTTACCCAAATGCTGACTGATGTCGGTGACTATTCCTGATAAGTCTTTACCATCTTGCTTGAACTCGTTGTAGAGTTCCACGCATTCTTTGATTCCTGCGTGTGCTGCCTTACAAGCTGCAAAGATGGTAATTGGATCCATTATTTCTTAAAGCCTTTGAGCGTTTCAGCCAGACGCGCACGCTGCCCCAGTTTCCCAGGTTTTTTAGCAGCGGCGGCTAGCTTCTTTGCAGGAATCGTTTTGCCTTCTTTAACGCCAAGTTCTTTACGCAGGGCACCCGGTTTCTTGATTGCTCCGGCTATCCAGTTTTTTGTTGCCATTTTTTGCTCCTATGCAAGCAGTTGAAGTATCACGGTCTATTGTTAAATAACCACGACAAACGATGTTGTAGTCCGAGCCATTCTTGTCTTTTTCGCTTTTGACAGGAACAGTAATATCTAACTCTTTAAACAAATACTCTTTCTCACCCTCAAATACTCGCCAAACGTGGTCGATTGTTCCACGATTAGGTTGCCCACGGTTTTTGTTAAACCGAATGTGGTACGTATTCATATCACTTCTGCGGGGGGAGTTGTCACCGTAACTGTTTGTGGAGCCATATTTACAGTCAAGTTGAAATGCACAAACTTAATTGGCTTATCACTTGCATGTTTTGTAAATGAATGTGGCAACCACGAGTTTGAAAAAATCATCAATCCTGGCTTTGGCTCAAAGTTAATCATCTTGCTGGCAGGTGTGATTTTTGTCATGTCTTGTTCAGGTAAATCAACGTGTGCTTTACCTGCTCTTGCATCGTGAAACACCAAACGAGAGCTATTTTCAGGAGCTTCAAGGAAATAAAATCCAACAATTTGAGAACCAAAACCATGAACGTGCTGTTCCATTGAGCTGTGCTTATAGTGTTCTTGTGTCCACATCTCTGTGAATGACACCACTTTATCTTGCATAGCATAGCCTTGCTCATTAAGAATATTCCATGCTGTAGCACCTACAAACTGAGCAAAGTTTTCTAAACGTGGGTCTGCATAATAGTTTCCGCTCATTACTAATGGGTAAATTTCATTGAGCGTTTGTTCTTTTCGTGGGGCTTCAAGCGCTTCCTCAGATACTATTTGCACGGTTTCTAAAAAATCAGGGCGCTCAATAATATATAAGGGTGATGGAAAGTGAAAAGCCACTTGAAGTTGGTTTTGGATTACAACTTCAGCTACTGATTCAGCAGCTTTACAGACTTTCTTTGTTTTTACTTTAGCCATAACTTTTCCTTATACAATTGTCGGTCTAACAGGTTCATAAGCTGTTATTGGTGCTACACGATAATGCCTGTGTAATTGTTTTAGGTTTTCTTGAACCGTTAGAAGTTCAACGTGTTGCCAGTTAACATCGTCCCAATGTTCACTTGGGTGCTCATGTTCTACTAATTTGTACCAATTACCATCAGCAATAGCAGGGTCGTTTGCATCCGATACTTCAATAGCTTTCCAGTTTCCATCTTCTTGACGTTGAACGTATTTCATGGCGCAGAAACCTCAATTTTTATCCAAGTTAAAGTTGGTTCATTCCAATAATAATTTCCATCTGTAGGCATGGGGCTTGGTGCAACCCAAACTCTATTGTCATAATCAGCAGTCCAAGAAGCAAAAGGGCATGAACTCGCTCTAAAATCTTCATCTAATTTTGTTATTTCTTCTTGTGTTAAAGGAACATAATAAAATTCATCTTCAATAGTAGTGTCGGATACTCTTGTGTATCTACAAGCTATTTTGTGGTTTTTAGGTGCAAGTATTGATAGATTAATATCTTGTCTATTTTTTCTAATAAACCATGCGTACCCTTGTGGTGGAGTATCGTTTGATATGTCAAGATCTGGAAATGCCTCTACAAAATTATCCAAAACTATTGGATGCTCAATAGGATTACCTGATTCATCAACTTGAATAATACATTTCATACTATGGACTTCCTACACACGTAGATGGGAATGTTCTTGTAGTTCCTGGCCAAACGATACGGACTGCACCTTGCCCACCTGCAACGTAGTTTGCAGAATATGATGATCGACCTGGCGCACCTCCGTATGAACCTCCAACACCAGTAATATTTGTAGGGTTACTATAAGTAGCTCCACCAGAAGTTCCACCTGAACCTCCTCCACCAGGGGGTACGTATCTACTATTTTTATTACACACACAAAAATATTGACCGCCACCACCGCCACTAGCACCTTGACCGTAGATCCCAGTACCACCCCCAGCCCCATATACTACGCAACCACCACAACACATTGGGGTAGCGTATCCACCAGCACCGCCAGAACCGCCACAACCAGATAAACCTGCTCCATGTGCGTTTGTATTATGACCTGCACAATACGCATACCCACCAGCACTAGCTCCTGGCCCACAAGAGCCGTAATTGTAAACACAACCAGCAGGGTACGGTCTACCGCTATAATTATTACCGCCACCTGTAGCTACCATGCTACCAAAGGTACTTGCTCCACCGTAGTTGCCAGGACTTGCACATCCAACTACTACTGAGTACGAACTTCCTGGTGAAGTTCCATAGCTGTTGATATAAGCAAGTGTTCCACCTGCTCTTGTACTTTGTGAGCATCTACCAGAACTAGAGCCTCCAATTCCAACCACAGAAACGCTAGTAACTCCAGCAGGAGCAACCCAAGTAAATGTTCCAACAGTTGTAAATGCTTGAGAACCTGGAGCGAGTGACGTTGTTATTGAATTACTAGCTCCGCTATAAGCACCATAACCAATAGCGTTTTGTGCTCTAACTGTAAATGTATAAGTAGTTGACCCAGACAATCCTGTTACTGTTATAGGACTACTTGCACCTGTAGCTGTAATGCTTCCCGGACTTGATAATGCTTGATAACCTGTAATAGGTAAACCACCTGTATTTGTAGGCGCAGTAAACGCTACTGTTGCTGTGCTATAACTTGTAGCCGTAGCTGTTCCTATTGTAGGAGCATCAGGCAACCCACTATAAGTACCACCAGTGTAAGCATTAAGAATTCCACTCATGTCACATTAGTCCCTGTTAACAGCCATTGAGTTGTACCGATTTTTGTACAATTTGCTACGCCATATTGAGCTAGCGTTCTTGAACCTGAACTTCCACCTTGTGCCCATGTAAGCGTGTCAGACGTAATTGCAATTGTTACGTTGTTTGCAGACATGTTAATAAATTGAATTACAGTTCCTAGTGCATAAGGAACATTAGCGTTTGAATCAATTGTAAATGTACGAGCATTTGCATCACTTGCTGGGTGAAAAATACACTTTCCAGCATCTGCCGCAACAGTTGTGTACGCTGCTGACTGACTGTTTTGAGGAATGTTTTGATACCCCAAAGTACCTGTAGTTGGTAGAGTTACTGCAGTTGCCGCCGTAACTGTCACCGTGGTAGCAAAAGCACCTGAAGTGGTTAAGTTACCTGCCAACGACAAAGAACCTGTTCCAAAGGTTAAAGATGATCCTGAACCTGCGGTGGTTAAAAGAGTTCCACTTGTAGGTAGGGTAACCGCAGTGTTTCCAGATAAAGTCAATCCAAGGGTGTAATTGCCTGTAAATGTAATTGTGTTATTTGCACCGTTCGCTACGCCTGTACCGCCTTGTGCAGTGGTAACAACAGCGGCTGTACTAAGTAATGTTCCTGAAGTTGGAAATGTGACTGCTGTATTTCCAGTTAATGTCAAACCAAGGGTATAGTTACCTGTAAATGTGATTGTGTTATTTGTACCGTTTGCTACGCCTGTACCACCTAAAGCGGGGGTAACTATACTGCTAACATTTGACACAGCTTTAGCATAGTCGGCTGTGACGGTGTTGTAATAAACAATTGCTGTTTCACCTGCGGCAATTGATACCCCTGTACCAGCGGTCTTTTTAATAGTAATTGCATAACCACCAGTTGTACCATTGGTAATAATGTATGATTTACTTAATGCTGGAGCAATAATATTTCTTGCTGCTGTTCTTGCGCCTGACAAATTAAGAATGTAGTATTGAGAAATTGCAGTAGAAGTACTGGTTGTAGTAATAGAAGTGCTTGGAAAACTTGAACCGCTATATCCATTGGAAACAGATAAAGTAACATCACCATCGTAAGTAATGTTATTTGTACCCGCAACAGAAATATCTACAAGGATTGTAAAGCCATTGTTTACATCATCGCCCCATACTCCAGATTCTGAACCTGTGGTTGGTAGGTTTAACCCTAACAACGCTGTGTTTGTGTATGCCATTTAATGCTCCTAAATTGTAGAAATCAACGTCCAAGTTGTTGATTCTGAATCATCAACATTTTGCCATGTAATAGATTGACTGTCATCTATTAACTCCCAGTATTTGTGCCCATCTTGCGTTACTGCTAAAGCCATCGTTACAGAGTCACTGACGTTATAAGATGTTATAGCCGCAATTTGTTCAGAAATTGTGACGTATTCTGCTACCGCTACAGCCGCTGTCCAAGCTACTGTCTCTGTTTCTGTCAATACCCCAGACTCACTTCTGCTTACGTTATAAGCAGTTGTCGCCGCTGGCGTATCCGTAATTGGATTGGTTTCTGAAACGGCTGCATTAAAGAACGATCCTACTGCTTGAGTATCTGTAATAGGATTGGTTTCCGTCCTAGAAACCGCCATTGTCAAAGCAACGGATTCACTATCCGCTATAGCTGCTGTTTCAGTCGTAGATAACGCAAAAGTAGCCGCAACTAATTCTGCTTCTGTAGCCGCCGCTGTTTCAGTAACCAAAACAGTATAAGACGTTGCTACTGTTTGAGTATCGGTTGCTGCCGTAGATTCAGTAATTGATACACTAGCTGTGTACGCTGCTGATTCACTATCAGCTATTGACGCAGTTTCTGTTAAAGAAACCGCCATTGTTAAAGCAACTGTTTGGGAATCCGTAATAGAAGCTGTTTCAGAAACACTATCGCTAAAGGCAGTAACACCGCCCCAACCACTGTCCCCCCAATTACCGGAACCCCAAGCGTTAGCCATATTAAGTCAATGTAGCAGTGTAAGTTACAGCAATTGTGTCGCCTGAAACAACTGATTTGGAGCTAGAGAAATCTCCAGCGGAGAACAAAATGCCAGTTGTATTATCTTTTGTTGCGCTTCCACCAATGTTAATGAAGCAGCCAGCAACTGTACCTGTTCCAGTAATGCTGAAAGTAACTACTGAAGAAGTTGTTTTAGAGCCAGAAGCTGCGGCGCTGAATGCTGGTGCAGGACGGTTGCCAGAGTATGTAGGAGCGTTAGCCAAACCTACCTCAAGCCATGTTGCGTGAGAAGTCATGGTGTCTGCGGCTACTGCTGTTCCAGTACCTTTCAATCCCATCACTACTGCGCCTTGTGCAGAGTTACCAAGAATACCGTCCAAAGTAGCGTTTTTACCTACTGTACAAACCACATTATGAATGTCATCAGTCCATTTAACAAAACCATCTACGCTGTAGCAGATAGCTGTGTAATAGCCCTCAATAGACATTGAATCGTGAGGTTGTGTGTTGTAGCTTGTTGAGGCTTCAATTTTGTCGTTTGCTGAAAGATTGTCGTTCATGGTTGCTCCTTATGCAATTCGTAATATGGCACTGGAGGCCACAGCGGTTGGAAATTGAATCGTGAATGAATTGGTACAAGTTTTATCTGCACCAAAGTCAAGAATACAAACGGAAGAATTACTCTTACTTGAATTGTAAATCATAGCGCCCCGTGCTGTAAATGACGCAGGTGACCACAATACATTATCAAAAGACCAATAAGCGGTTGTGCTATTGGTGGTAGATGTAGGGTTTACGGTAATAGTTAGTTGTTTACCACCAGCAGTGTATCCTGTTCCTGTAATTTCACCCACACTTGTATAAGCAGTTGTAGAAGCACTAAGATTAGCGTTAGCTGTATACAAAGCAATATAAAACGTGTCAGGGCTAGTTGGCCCAAAGTTTTGTAAACCTTGAGCCAGTTGGACTTTAAAACTAGTGGTAGCTGTTTGGTAAAGCATCAGGTGACCGCCTGTCTAAATTGACCAGAACGATAAGCATCTTGGCGCTCCAAACCATCTCCAAGACGTTTAGCAAGGGCTAAAGCTTCTTGATATTTACCATTGTATAAAGACATCATGTCTTGCTCACCCTTCATAAAGGTATAAGCTTCGACCAAGGAACCATACAGTAACACAGAATCAAAATTGTCACCAAGCCAAGTCGTACCACTGGAGGCGGTTGTAATAGACTCAGGATAATAGTAATAATGCAACTCAGCATAATAGGCAGTATCAGGTGTAGGTCCAAGGATGAATGTAAGCTCATTGGTGATTGTTGAACCAGAAACGGTAGGCCCAAACAAACCATAGTATTGAGGTATGCCAGTAGCAGTAGGGCCAGGATATGCTTGCCTAATAAAGTTGACATCTTTGTTAAGCAAGTATAAAAAATCACCTTGAAAACTCATTGCACCAGATACTGTACCGCTGTTAACAACAGACAAAGTAATAGTTGTACCTGATATAGCCACTACATATGCGCCTGTACCAATACCTGTACCTGTTACATATTGTTGCAATGCAATTCCTGTAGCACTTGATACAGTAATTGTGTACAAACCCGCTGTACCTGTAGCCGTAGGAGTAGCTAAGTTATAAATCGCCAAAGAATACGTAGATAAATAATCGTTAGGACAACTTAAATATTTATTACCTGCAGTCAAAACCCCCGTTACGTTCTTACGTATTGAAGGAAATTGAACAGAGTTATAAATACGTTGTTCAGCTTGAGAGATAAAGACGGGCAAATCCGCTATGAAAGTCGTTTCATAGTTTTGGGTGTAATCCTTAATCGCCGTCTTTAAATCCGTATAGTTCATGCCATTGGGCCTCTTGACATTACACCTTTGGTAGCACACCCAGTACCACGCATCTTAATACCTGTGGTTTTAACACCGGGATACTCATTGCTGTGGGTATTGGCGACAGATACGTTAGCATCTTTCATGTACTGCTTATTGCTTGGGCCAGTAACTTCGCTAATGCCTGTTGCTTTACCATTCATGTTGTGGGGTTTGGCATAAACAGCAGCGCTGCCCACTTCTTTGCCCATTATCTTTTTGCTAAATGTAGCCATTATCGACCCCTTCCAGTATTGCGTTGGTTAGCAACACGAGCCAAATTGCGACCCATTGTCATCATTGCTTTGCTAGTAACACCACCAGCGGCAAGTTTGAGCTTAGTGCCTTTACCGCCTTTATGCTCTTGCATGTCGTGCTGTTTAAAAGCCTTCTTGATGAGGGCTTTGTCTTGTTTCATGTCTTCTTTGTCCATAATTAACTCCTACGTTGTAGATATTGTAACTGTACCAACTTGTACCTCGGGCATCAAGTAATTTGGCGTTAAAACCGCATCAAAACTACTTGCTCCACCCACAGGGTTCCACCCCCATTGAAACGTTCGGCTGCCTTCACCTTGATAGCCATCTGCTAATAACCCAGAAGCCTGATAGCTTAAATCTGGTCTTGGATCTCTTAAACCTTGCGGGTCATCTACAGGAAACATACCTAGTTGCAACTGAGGCTGATCTGGATCCCAGCAAGACGGACAAACCAACAAGTTATAAATCTTGGTCTTAATAATCTCTTTTCTAAGAATACTTAACTTATACCTGTATCCACACCGATCACATTCGGCAATTGCATTCCTACCCGATGCATATTTATTACCCATTATGTCCCCATAATGTACTGTTGACGAGGAACAAATCTTTGTGGTGCTGTTTCCCTATCCTCGCCAGCCGCTAATTCCCAAGCCTCATCATATTGAGCTTTTAACATTGGAAGACGATTAACACCATCTGGGGTCTTAATGCCGATGTAATAAGCCAAACCTGCAATCATGCATGGTATGAACCTAAATGGTATGTCCATTACATTGACACCACCGCCCGCATCTTGTGTGCGGCGTAGTCTCCAATAAACAAATTGATATGATTGCGACCCATCAGGAGTAGGCCAAACCGTGAAAGCTGGCAGATTCTGATAGCTAATCAACGTCCCAACTGCATGAGAAGCCGCTGTAGTATTGTTCTGCCCACGGAAACAGTTCCCTAATTGGTTACCACTGACATATCCGTAGTTAATTGTTTCGTCTTGAATCTTAATAAACCCAGTTGAGGGAAGCCCCACAGTGGAAGAAAGAGTAAGAGTTGTATCTGTGGTGCTGATAGCCGTTGTAAGAGTAGCTGTGGTGGCATACTGCTGTCCATCCATACGCTGAACCCATACTTGAATGGGTCTGGCTTGGGTTAATTTATTAGGTAATGTGGCATAAGTAGAAACACTAATACGAGTAATAGTCAAATCTGACTGATTTGATGTGCTATTAGCATTTGTACGAATCACATGCTCAATCAGATCTACCGTGTCATTAGGCAAAGCGTAGGTATTTAACCCTTGGACAAGATTAATAACTCCAGAATCAATCGTCCACATATTGATACCACGGTTTGCCCAGTCAGCAAACATGATATTAAGACTGCGACGGGCGCTTCTAAGATCGTATCCAGTCCTCATTTCAGAACCTACACGCTCAAACGCCTCCTCAACAATCTCAGAGAGGTCTAAATTAAACGACGATGATCCTGATGTGGTAGCCATTATCTAAATCCTGCTGTTTTCTTTGCAATTGTTTTAGGTTGCGCTACGAATTGTTTACCTGCTGCTTTCCCCGCACGCTTTGCACGGGTAGTCGCCGCATACTCTGAAGGAGATAAAGACTTAATTGCTGCCTCTGGGAGATACCTCTCACCTGTTTTACTAGATGGTTTCCCACTCTTGGTACGCCACTTCTGGTCGCCCCAGTTTTTAAGTGACTGTTGAGGAGCTTTCAATCTCTATATCCTCCACCTGCCGCCTTATATCTCTTAGCTACAAGCTGCGCCTTACGTGCTGACCATTGACCTGCGCCTGTTCCTTGTGTGGCTGCAGCTTTTACCTGAGACACAATCCGCTTACGCAGACTTGGCTTGGTGTAATTGCCCGCCGCATTTACTTTGCCGCCTTCAGCATACTGAGTAAAGTCGGTGTCATCACGGCGTGCCTTACGCATAGCCTTGGGCATCTTAGAAGGGTTGATGTCCCCCATTCCTCTAGACGGCATCATAATTACACCATTTTCCCACGAGTTTTTCCCTTGACGCAACAACCGTCAGCACGGCTAGAAGCAGTCATGCCACCATTTGCGTATTTCTGAGAAGCGCTTTCAGCAGACAATTTCTTTAAGCGTTGTTCTTCTTTAAGTTTGTTTTCAGTGTCAGGAGACATATAGTCTTCACTATTTCTATACTCCATTTCTTTAGCAGTTGGACCGCCTTGTTTGCCACGTCCAGCACCTGCTCCAGTATCTGATAGTTTTTCCATGATTCACCTCAATACATTTTGCCACGAGTACGGCCTTTACTTGCTATACCATCACCACGTTTAGATGCTGATGAACGAGCTGATCCACCTGAAGCCAGTTTCATTGGTTTGCTTTTGGCTTTGATTGATCCGCCTTTTTTCTTGACCGTAAAATCTTTACCGCCAATGTTTTCACGCAAAGATTGCGCTGCTGCTGAGTATCCAGGTGCGCTAGGATTTAATCCATAGTTAGCTGCATTTTCATTAAGCATTTCTTCACGTCTAGCTTCTGCTCTAGCCGCACGATCTCTAGCCATTAATTCGGCTTTGCTTGGGCCTGAGAGTTGACGAGTAGGATTATTAGCCAATGCTTGTTGATTAAAGTATGGTCCTTTATCTCTATTAGCAAGCATCTTAGCTAATGAAGCTACACCTTTAAGACCAGCTCCGGGTAGCAATGCAGTTTCAGGATGAACGCCTTGTAACGGTTCTTCTCTAGGAGCAGTACCTTTTGTTGCATCGTAAGGTACTCTTCCTTGAGTTGTTTTTACAGGCCCTTGAGTAGCTCTACCTTGAGTATTACCTGGTACATATGTATTAGGTAATTGAGGAATATTTGTTAGACGAGCTGGCTTACCACTAGCATCTAAGCCTTGACTTGCGTTAGATGGTCTATTGGTTCTAACAGGGGTTCTATTTGATGCAACCGCAGGTGTTCCATAATCAGAAACTTCTGTTTCAAACCCTTCCCCAGTTGTATCTGAGCCTTGAGCAGGGGCGTAATCAGGAGTTTCACCAAATGTACGTTTAGGAGAAACATCATCAGCAACTCCCATAGGAGCTTCACCGCTACCGCGTTTCCTGCTCATCAACAAGCCCAATGCTCCAAGAGCAGCAAGCCCTGCTAGATTCTTTGCCATGATTAGCTCCTAATTAACAGGCTTTGCCACCCATGTTCATTTTCTTGGTCATGCCACCTTTTTTCATACCCAAAGGCGCACTGCTAGACATTTTTGGCATCATGCCTTTAGTTTTGCCTTTAGTAGCAACACCGTCTTTGCTAGGAGCCGCAGTTTTAACTGAACCCATTTTGGCTTCGGTAATTCCACCGTTTGCCATTTTACTTGTACCTTTTTTCTTAGCCATCATTGCCATGAAGCCAGGATTCATTTTTGTAGCCATAGTAACACCACCCTTTTTCATAATAGCCATTTCACCGTGATTGGTCTTAGGACTATTGATTGATTGAACATCAGCACGGTTCCCCGAACCTTTACCGAAACTTTTTCCTTTATCTGCTGTTGCAAAATCTTTTCCAACAGACTGAGGAACTCCCGCTTTCTTGGCGAACGATGGGTTGTGAGCCACCGCTTCCATGAAATTATGTTGTTTGAGAGATGTGCTAGGCATCTGGTTTTCTCCAAGCCTTGACCGTATCGGTTTCCCATATACGCAAGCACAGCCAAACAATAGTCAACAGGCCACCAACAAGTCCCACAACAGGTGGAAACCACTCCATAAAACCGCCTAGTCCTACGACTACTGCGGCTCCATCGGTCAT